CCTCCACGCCCGTCCGCGGTCATCGTGAAGCGGTGCACCTCGACGGTGTCGGGACAAAGCCGCGCCACGAAGCGGGCCGATAGACGCTCGCGCAGACCGGTGTCCATCAGGCGATCACCATCGGGCGGTATCGCTCGGCCATAGCCACACAGTGTTCTCGGAGCTGGGACAACTTGACGTCCTGTGCTCCGTCCTTAGCGTCTATCTCGCCGACTACACGGGAGGCTTTGATCATCCAGCACCGCTGAGCCGCGGTCCTTACGTCGTAAGACTCGACGTTGGCGGGTCCTTGGTCGACCCACGTCAAAGCCGGATCGCCTACTCCATCTTCGATCCAATAGCCTTTATAGGCAATATAGTCGGGCCAGTCGGGCTCCGTTGCCCCACTGGTCCCGGCTATACGAGCCTCGTACACCCGTCCATTCGGCACGGTCGGCACAATCCGGTCACCGACTGCATACGAGGTCGCCGCGGCCCACGTCGAAAACCTGCGGGTATCGTCAAGGACCTGCCCTATGTCGGTCGTCGAAAGCTCAGGATACGTCTGGGCATCGCAGAGCATCGAGACACGGGATATGGCATCAGCACGGGTCAGACTCATGCTCCTAGTATCCCACACAAGCGAAAAGCCCGGGACGACCGTCCCGGGCTTTGAATCAGCGCTTGCTCTTATCTACCAGTAGCGTTCCCGGTATCGATGATCGTTGCTTCCAGACTCCGCTTCGCCGAAGAAGGTCCCTTCCGGCGCAATGTCTTGCATCCAAAAGTAGAGTGCTTCCGATGCCCACAAAATCCGATCGGCCCGTTCGTCGCCGGAAAGCGACGCCACTGTCTGAATAATTGTGCGCACGTATTCCGACTTCCACTCCGGAACAAACGCTCCACGCTTTGCAAGCATCGCATACGCGGTCTTCACGGCCGTTGCATATCGGCTAAGTGTCTCTTCCTCGGTGCCAAGCACCACGATAATCTTCTGCGCCTCGGCGCTGGTCAACTTTTCGAGCATCTCTTGGTTCTCCTTATCAGCGAACTGCGTTATACAGAGCGTTTGTAACCTTGTCGTTGTAGTAGTTGTAGTCATCACGGAGCACTTCTTCGTTTTCCGCAACCGGGCTAAGAAACGCGGCTTGGTGCCGTCCAAGATTGCGGCTGAACTGCATCAGCGTGTTCACTACCTGAAGTTGCTCGGCGGTCATCGTTGCAAGGGTAGCCGAAATAGATTCAAGATCAGCTCCGAATTCCATAGTCGGCTTGTAAGAAGGGCTCATGTGCTTCATGTCGGTTCTCCTCGTCAGTAGACTGACACGGTTATATTAGGTCACACTTTCGTAGAGTGCCAGCGTTTCGGGATATTTATGTGCCTTTTTTTGAGCAAGCAAAAGGCCCGGGAGAAACCTCCCGGGCCTCGATGAACCAAACGGCGTATCAGGTAGCCTGAGACGCTCCGACGATGAGCGAACCGGGAACGCGGGCCGACGCGGTAGCAGACACGTTGCCGGTGTCGAAGGCGTTGAAGCCGTACCGCTCAGTGGCCTTGAACGCCAAGGCATCCTCGACGAAGTACCGTTGGTCGCTGACCTCGACCGTCACGCCCCGCCGGTCTCCGAACACCGTGCCGACGCTGAGGTCGCCGAGCAGGATGTACGGGGTCGATGCCGCAAGCGTCTTGACCATGTTCTGGACGAACACGACCGGGTATCCGAACAGAGTCGGATTCGGACCGTAGGCATTCTGAATGTCGCCGATGGCGTTGCCGCTTAGGGCTTGGAGCAACGGTGCGATGGCGGTGAAGAAGATTTCCTTGTGCATATACCACTTGGCGTTGCCAGCGTACTGCGGGAGCTTCCCGACCATCGACGCGAGGTTGGACAGCGTCGGGGCGTAGGTGATCGTCTGCGCGGTCGTGAACAGCTGAAGGCTCGCAATGTTCGCCTTCGTCGCGTTCAGGTTGTAGACCGCCCAAAGGATACCGTCGATGCCGCTAGTGGCGTCCGTGGCGTTATTGAAGACGACGCGGTCCTCCTCTTTGGCCATGACAAACGCCATGTCCCGAGCGAGGGTCGACCCGAAGTCGATCACGCTATCCTCGGCCAGTTCCTTAGAGACCTGCGTCAGGACGGCGAGCTTCTTCGCAACAAGCTGGACTTGCGCGAACGTAAGGTCGGACGCGGTGATTGCCGTGTTTTCCCCGGGGTAGTACACCGTGGTGGAGGCCGTTGCGTTGGGGACGTTGAGGATGTCCGCGGTCATCGGGTAAATCTTGGCGTTTTGCCGACCGATCCCAAACTGCTCGCGGAGGTAGATCAGGTCCGAAGACAACGGGTCCGGGACGGTGAAACCACCAGCGGTAGTCGTGCCTTCGGACTGAGCCTTGAGGTTGTTCTTGACCCAGTCGGCGGCCTTGCGATTGCCCATCACGGAACGGGCCCACTGGCCGAAGGCATACGCTTTCCAGTTCGCCTCGTCGCGCGAGCCGGTGAACGGGTTCTTGACCACGCCGCCCGACTTCCACGGCTCGTCGATCTGGGCCGGCTTTGCGGCAATCGGAGCGGTCTCACCAATCGCCTTGATGGCTTCGATGCGCTCGGCCACCTTGTCGGCTTCGCTCATGATGGACTTGACCTGAGCAAGGTCGCCGTCACCGCTGGCCAGTTCGCGGGCGGTAGCAAGCAGGGACGCTCGCTTTTCAGTCAATTGTTCGATCGTCATTTCATCAGCTCCAACCACAGGATGCGTTCGAGCATCTCGCGGCGTTTGTCGTCGGAGGCTTTGACCTCCGGTTCATCGATAGTGTCCGTGTCCTTCGTCTGGCCTGCGTCCCGCAGGGCGTCCCAGATATCAGGTGCCAGCCGTTTGGCATCGGACCGGCTGAGGCCAACTGCATCCCGCAGTCGACGTTCGGTTGTGCGCAGGGTATCGGGCCGGAGCGGCCGGAGTGCCTTTGCGTCGATATTGATTCCGTCGAGCAGAGCCTTGGCCCGGTCGGCGAAGGCATCCACCAAAGCCACGACGAAGGGAGCTTTGTTGCCCTCGATCTCGGCTACCGCCATGATGCCACCGCAGAGCATCTCGTACAGGGACTCAAGCCCTTCGTGGAAGATAGCACCGGGAGCTTCGGCGAATGCCCCGGCGGCGAACTGCGTTGGGTCCTCACCCGCCATAGGCTCTTCGATCTCGGGCATTTCGGCTTCATCCATCTCCGGCATCTCGCCGTACATTTCCGGGAGGCTCTTGACGGTGTTTCTCCACTCGGCTGGAGTCGGAGTAATCGACGCTTCGGCGATTGGCCAGCGCGTTATCTCCGAGGCGGAACCAACCGACTTGCGCTCGACAAGATGACCCGCGGCGCCGGAACTGTAGCCCATCTTTCCCTCTTTGCAAAGCTTCGCGACCATTGCCGCGTACTCGTCGGCCATATCGAGCTGAGCCTCGTACCATAGTCCCTCATCGGTCAGCTTGACGTACCCGGTACCGATCGACTTCCGCCCGATCTGCGGGTCCATGCCGTGATGGTAGTACACGTTCAGCGGGATGCGTTGCCCCTTGGAAACAGGGAATCCGAAGTCGGTCGCCGCGGTGAAGTAATCGCCCTCGAGGTCGTGCGCTTCAGGCCCGCCGAACCGGACCAGATAGCCCTTGACGTGCCCGAGCCGGTCGCTTTTGACCGCGCCTGCAATGATGGTCGCCATGTCCATGCTCAAAGTATCCCACACGCCCTCTAGGATCGCGCTACAGCCGCGATACGGGTACCACACGTACCTCAGGTCCCCACTGCGGATTGTCGGCTATTTCGGCCATGTTGCGAAGCGCGACGCCACTCTGCCAAGCGTTGTATCGCTTCGGCCCGAGTACGATGCGTTGCTCCGCATCCGACAACCCAGCAAACAAGTCCTCGGCATCCGGAACCCGCGGGCGTGTGTCGGGTAGTGACGGGTCGCCCGTTATCTCAGCCCACGACAGTGTTCTCGGGACCATCACGCAACGGCAGTTCGGGTGCGAAGGCATTATCTCGTTGCTCTTGTGGATGGTGCCGGACAGCGCAAGGCATCCCGGGCAGACACGCACGTCCTGAGTCGCCATGCGGACGTACCCGGTAACCGCCGGGTTATCCTCGTAGATTCGCCGTGACGCTTCTCGCGAGGCCCGTATCATCTCGGTTCTGGCTATGCACTCGGCGCGGTATGACGGCATCGACGAGGCGATTCCACGGAGTTTCGCGGCAACCGATTTCGGACCGAGGCCTAGCGCGATCCCATCGGCTATGACCTGCTCCATCTGTTCACGGGTAGCACCGGGGATTGACGAGAACAGCGTGGCCAGCGGGGAACCGTCACCGGCCAGTCCTGCAAACGCTTGCAGTTCCTCCTCTGGGAGCTTTGTCCAGTTGATCGCAAGGTCCGGTTTCGGCTTGCGCCCTACTGCGGCTGTTACCAGTGGACCTGCCGTATCGTTGGTCAACCGCGCCATCTCGAGCTGACCTGCGGCGGTGACAGACGCTCCGTCAGCGGTCAAGGAAGCAAGGCGGGCTTCGATAGTCCTGATCGCCTCGGCATACCGATCGCGCATCATGACCATCGCCACACCGGGCTGGGTCCCCGTAGCGAGCATACGGTCAAGTTCGCGCTCCAAGCGGAACAGCTCGCGACTGCTAGCGCGTTCCGCTCCCTCGTACAGCCTGACGAGACGCTTGACCGATTGCTCCTCGAGGTCGATCAGCTTGTTGCGATATTGGATCGCTACCGAGTAGATTGATCCCTGTAGGCCGTCAGCCTTTAGTCCGCGACGCCAGCGGAAAAAGGGTTGGCACGGTACGGCACCTCGAGGCCGTCATGGTCGCACGATTTGCCGCTGTCGAGGATACGGTCTCTCATACGCGTAGCCCACGCCTGTCCCGCATCGCCTCCCCACAAGTCCCACGCAACTCGTCCCGGGGACGGGTATCCGTCCTCCCCGGGAGAAAAGCCCTCGGCCTCCTTGTCGACCTCGTGGCGGGCAAAGAACGAGTACATCCTGAGGATCGTGTCCTCGCTAATGATTCCACCGCCGACGATCTGGTTAGCCCGTGCAAGGCCGACTCTGGTCCCGCCGGGCTTGCCTTCCTCCTTCCATGCCAGCGCTCGCCTTGCGGCCTCTTGCATCGCGTCTGTCGGGCGGAACTTCGCTTCAATGCTTTTCGCTTCTTCGCGAAGCGTGACCGGCGCCGCGCCAGTATGCTGGACGGGAAGTCCCAGATACTGTGTGACCGATCCCGGCTCATACCCAGACCGGATAAGGATACCTGCGGCATTAGCGGCATCTGGCACGTCCAGTCCCGTCTGGCCACTGGCCGCAGATGGATGCATCACGCCCTCGTCCTCGGGCGCCGCCTCGAGGCCCGCGATGCGCTTGGCTTCGGCGCGGTCAGCTATGCCGGCTTTGTATAGCCGCTCGGCCCGCTCCGACTCCGCTTGCAGGTCGTCTGCCAGCGCTCGGACGCCCGAGACGTCGAACTCAACGGTGTCGCCTTCCTGCGTCTCGACAAAATCGGGCAACAGCGAGATTGTCAGCGAATCAGCAATGGCACGGAGGAGCGGTATCATTCCGTCCTCCCACGCGGCTTGCTGGGCCCGCTCGTAATTGCTGTACGTCGAGCGGTCGAGGCCGGAACCGAGGCCAAGAACCATCGGGTTGAGTCCGAGCGTCGAGCAGATGCGCTCTTCAGGGACGCGGCGTACCGAATCCAGCGCCAGCTCCGCGGGGCTGAGGCTAACCTTATCCATTCGGTATGGGCCGGACATTACGACAATGCCTCCGGCACTATCGCCGGTCAAGTCTTCATGCAGTTGTCGCTTGACCTGCCGGAGGTCGTCGATGGACAAA